GCCGCGCAGGGTAACGAAGAATCTAAACTCTGGATAACTGCCGCCGATGATTTTTCTTCCGCCGGCCTCGGATTTACGCCTACGCAATATCTCCGTGATATTGTTTCGACTCAGGGCAACTTCGGTCGTCCTGCTATGGAGTGCGTAAATAAGCAGACCCTCCCGGCCTCAGGAATGACAATTAACCGTCCTAAATTCACCACTTATCCAACGGTCACAGTGGAAGCAGAAGGCGGCGCGGTTTCTAATACCGACGCGGTCTCCGAATATCTTACATCGACGGTTAGCAAGTACTCAGGTATGCAAACCATTTCAATAGAATTGCTAGAGCGGTCAGATCCCGGCTTTTTCGACGCAGTTACGACAGAATTGCAGAATAATTATAATAAAGTAACCGAAACCGCTTTAATCGCATTTCTAACGGCTCAGGGAACTCAGGCCAGCGCTCAGGCGGCTACGAGTAACGGAATAGTCGCGTTTATTAAAGAGTCCGCGCCTGCCGCGTATTTAGCAACTTCTTATTTCGCTAAGAATTATCTAGCCGGTTCCTCTCAATGGGGTCTGCTATTAGGCGCGCTCGATACTACCGATCGTCCTATCTACTCAGCCTCTAATCCTATGAATAGCGGCGGAAATGTTGCGCCTACCTCTGTCCGGGGAAATGTTCTTGGATTAGATCTCTATGTATCTCGAAATGTAGTTTCGACTACTATCGACGAGAGCGCCTTCGTTATCGTTCCCGAATCGATCTCCGTTTTCGAATCTCCTACCGCTTATATGTCCGTGAATGTCGTCGCTAACCTTCAGGTTCAAGTTGCGCTTTATGGTTATATGGCTTTCATGGCTAATGTCGGAGCAGGCGTTCGCCGCTTCAACTTAACCTAGTAGGAAACTAAGCCGCTCCCAGGGTTAGGAGGCCCTAGCCCTGGGAGCCTTTAGAAAGAGAGGAAAATCGTGCCTGCGAGTTATGTAACCGAAGCAGAATTAAGGGCAAACCTTGGAATCGGCACGCTTTATACTTCCGCTACCGTCGAAGAGGTCTGCCAGACGGCGCAGGATTTAGTTAATCAGTATTTATGGTTTAATCGCGTTCCCGTCGTATCGACCGGACTAACTTCTAACGTGGCGACCTTAGTCGTCGCCTCTCCCGGAATCTTTGTACTAGGCCAGACGGTGACGATCGCCGCCTGCGGTTCGACTTATAACGGGACGCGAGTAATTACCGGAACCGGCCCTTATACGCTTACGAGTAATAACTTATTTATGGGTTTTCCCTATAACTATCCGCGCGGTTATTCTTTTTTACAGTTCGCGATTACAGCTAGCGACGAGACTCAGCATTTAATTTTACCTTACGGAAATATGACCGGCGCGGATTTTAAAACCGATACTTATGTAAATACTCCGGCGGTAAGAGAGGCCTCGATGATGTTAGCCGTTGATGTCTGGCAGGCGCGACAGGTTTCGCAGACTGGCGGAGTTTCGGTCGACGGATTAAGCGCGAATCCTTACCGCATGGGTAATAATCTTATGGGCAAAATCCGGGGTTTGCTAGCGCCTTACGCCTCGCCTTCTGCGATGGTGGGATAAAATGCCCGTACCTATTACGACCCTTAGATCGACGGTAGCCGAGATATTAAGTAACCCGGGAGTCTGGTCTACTTTTAGTTTTCCACCACCGACAATAATCGCAAACTCGGTTATCGTCGCTCCGTCGGATCCATATTTAACGCCGACTAATAATTCGCAGAACTCGCTATCGGCGGAGGCCTCGTTTAAAATTATTTTAACGGTTCCCATGCTCGACAACCAGGGAAACCTTGCGGGGATAGAAGATACTATTTGCGCCGTCTTTAATCTTCTCGCTAACTCTTCTCTCGTCTTTAATGTTGGTACTGTATCCGCTCCGGCAGTTTTAGATGTAGCCTCGGGTGCTTTATTAACTTCCGATATAAATATAACCGTCCTAGTGAACTGGAGTTAAAAAATGGCTACTAACGAAGAAGATTTGGCTTTTCTAATTAAGACGGGCCAGATAAAAGAAGGAAAACCAGTAGAAAAAGCGACACCCGCTCCTAACGAAAAAGATGAGGAAAAATAATGGCAATTTATTTAAATAATTTAGTGAAAGTCAAACTTGCTACTGCGGCCGCTCCTACGGTTCCAAGTATTGATATTAGTGACCACGTAAGCGCGGTTACTATTACACAAACTTTTGACGAGTTGGAAGTCACAGCGATGGGTGATACTGCACATAAATTTGCGGCCGGATTGCAAGCGGCTACACTCACAATTGACTTTTTTAACGACTGGGCTACCTCTCAGGTAATGCAGACGCTCAACGCGGCGGCCGGAACTACTTTAGCCGTTTCGATGATTACGGGAACCGGATCCGCTCCTACTACTGTATCGGCGGCCAATCCTACTTACCAGTTCTCCATTTTGGTAAACAACTTAACTCCAGTAGGCAACGGCGGCGTCGCAGACGAAGCCGCCTCTAGCCTATCCTTTACGATAAATACCGCTCTTACCGTTTCGTCTACCGTCGTTTACTAGGGAGATAAAAAAATGGCAAGCCTCAAAATCACTAGGGCCTCTGGGGAGGCCGTTACTTTAAAAATAACTCCGGCGATCGAATACGCGTTTGAACAACAGTTTAAATGCGGTATTCATAAGCAATTCAGAGATCAGGAAAGACAGGGCGATATCTACTGGCTTGCCTGGGAATGTATGCGCCGCGCCGCGATTACGATTCCTCTTTTCGGCGATGAGTTTCTCCGCGAATTAGAATCCGTCGAGGTAATAGACGACGAAGACCCAAAAGGGTAGATCGTGAATCTTTCACCTATCTAGTGGCCTCGCTAGCGGTGGAACTTCACATATCTCCTAACGAGATTCTTAACTGGGATTCTCGAATGCTCGCCGCAGTTTTACAGGTAATGAAAGAAAGAGCGGAAGGAGTGAACCGTGCCCGTAGAGGTAAAAGGTCTTAGAGAAACCCGCCGCGCTCTCGCTAAGTTCGCTCCGGATTTAAAAAAGGAAGTCGATAAAGACGCGCGAAATCGCCTAAAATTTATGGTCACTGCCGCGCGCGGTTTCGCCCCTAGTAGCCTTCCACGTAATCTTCACGGCTGGACTATTACTACGAAAAGCGAAATATTAAAAAATATTTCTAACTTAGGTTTGCGAAAGTTTCCGATATATCAGGTGGGAGAAGTTAAAAGCGGTATAAAATACGATACGGGGTTTTCTAAAACTAACCCCCGAGGGTTTAGATCCCTCTACGAGTTACGGAATACCTCAGCCGCCGGAGCGATTTACGAGTGGGCCGGAAGAATTAACCCTCAGGGTTTACCCTGGGAAGGCCCTACGGCGGCTCCGGGTAATCGTAAAGTATCTCACAGCCTTAATCCTAAGGCGGGAGCCTGGTTTATCGACGAGATAGATAAACAGGATAACCAGAGACAGATTAAAGGTAAGAAAGAAGGTCGTTTAATTTTTCGGGCAGTCGAAGCCGATAACGGTCGCTTTATTCGCTCTATAATCGACGGTATGAAACGCGTCGAAGGTATTACGCAGGGAAGACTCGACGCGATAAAGGCGTTCGGAGGCGATATAAAATGACGGTTTCGATTAGGTTCCTCACCGAGTTCGACGGTAAAGCTCTATCTAAAGGTGCGAAGGAATTAAATAAGTTTAGTAAAACCGCTAAAAAATTAGCCGGAAGTCTAGGGATCGCTCTAGGCGCAACGGCGATGATAAATTTCGCAAAGTCTTCGGTTAGAGCGGCGGGAGAAGCGGAAAAGGCCAATATAAGATTATTAGGAGTTGTAAAAAATATAGGTTTAGCGTTCGCCTCGACTGATATAACTAGATTTTTAGATGATATTTCTAAAATAAGTGGAATAGACGGAGCGAAATTAGCGGGAGCGTTTCAACCTTTATTAACTACTACTCGGTCGCTTACTAAAAGCCAGGAACTACTAAGACTTGCTTTAGATGTATCGGCTGGATCTTCTGAAGATATATCAACCGTTACTAACGATTTAGCCTTAGCCTATGTCGGAAATACTAAATCTTTAAAAAAGTATAATTTAGGATTAACGCAAGCGGAATTGAAAAGCAAATCTTTTGAGGAAATAGCCGCTTTATTAAATAAACAGTTTAGCGGCTCAAACGCTAGATATCTAGAAACTTATGCAGGTAAAATGCAAGTCTTAGGGGAGGCTTCCGAGAACGCTAAGGAAATAATTGGCCAGGGAATAATTGACGCCTTATTGATTCTAAGTAAAAACACATCAATAGAAGATTTAGCCGAAGACATGGCGCAGGCCGCGAAAGATACTTCTAAATTATTAACAGAATTAGCAAAATTAAAACTAGCAATTATGGAACCGATAGACATAACTACTTCCTGGTTAGTTAAATTTATTAACGCGACACAAAAATATGTCGATTTGATAGTAGCAGGCGATCCATCAGGATTTTTTAAACAACCTAAAGCAACTGCAGGCCGAAAATTTACAGGCGGACAGGATTCGACTAAAGCAGGTTTATTATCTAAATCTGATAGGGAAGCGGCGGCGGCGTTAAAAAAGCGTTTGGCGTTAGAAAAAGCGGCGGCGGCGGCTAAATTACTGGAAGAAAAAAGAAAGGCTATTCTCGCTAAAGGAAACGCTATATTTGATCTAGAGCAGATCGGATTACAAGCCGCCTTAAAAATGTCGATAGATAAAGAAACGCGCCTTCGAATCGAACTTTTACAGGCTATTCAGATAGGGGACGCGGATAAAATTATTGCTAAGATGAAAGAGTTATACGATTACCAGCAAATTAGCGATATAGCAAAACTTGCCAGAAGTAAAACTATTTCGGAAGCGCAGTTAACAGCTATAAATATGACTCTTCTTGAGGAGTTAGGCGCTATAGCAAAATTAAAAGTAAGCGAAGAAGAGAGAACGCGTTTACAGGGATTAGCCTTTACGAAATATAATGACTCAATCAAATACGCCGGAGGGTTAGCCGCTCTCAGTACTTATTCGCAGAAGTTACAGGATCAAGAATTACTTATTCAGCGCCTTGCCTCTATTTATGAAATAAGCGCGGCGCAGACGGCGGCGGATAATATAAAGCAGGCGGCGCTCGATAAGTATCTAGCGACTTTAGGCCAGCCGGTTCCCGTACCTAAAGCGCCTCCGGCAGTAATAGTCGTACCTCCGAAAGTAATCGGGCCTCCTACGCTTATCCCAGGCGGCGGGGACGGCGCAGGCGGTAAAAGCGGCGGAAACTTAATTAAAGACCTAGAAAAATTAGTTCCAATTATTACTAATAACGGAAACGGAACGCCGATAGATATTCCAGATTCCGATTTTCCTAATAAGCGCGGCCTAGATTTAGGCGGCGGCGGTACTGTCTTAAACTTTAACGCTCCTATAACTACGACCTCGACCGACGAGTTCGCGCGTCTAGTACAGAAAGCGATTCAGAACGAAAAGCGTTTCGGAAATAATTTAGACTACGCCGGAGCTATTTAATGGCCGCTCCGACGCTTAACGCGGTAATAAATTTTTCTACCGGCCCCGCGTTCGCTCAGGCGATGATTTTAGATCAGGGTCTACTA